GGGACTGATATCGGATCTGCCATTTTTCATACTCCTGTGTAGCGGGATACGTACTCGATCGAGACCCCCGCGCTCCCGCCCGGTGCGGAAAAGGTCACGATGTTCTCACCCGGCTGCAACTGCCAGAACGTCGAGTCTGACGTCAGGTACTGCATGGCGTTGGTCTGAGTGCCGTTCGCGGCCTGCAGCCTGCAGAGCAGGGATCCGTACGTGGTATCGATCAGGACCGTCTGCCCTTCCGCGACATCCAGCGTCAGGGCGATCTGCTCCCCTGTCGTCAGGTTCTCCACGACCGGGTTCAGGCAGGGGCGGCGCGACCGGCGAGGCGGCGGCCGTGCCCTTTTTGACAACAGCATGCACCGTCCGCCCCACGAGATCCGCTCGCACCACCACCCGATCGATGCGGGGGTAGGAGGGATCAGCAGCCTCGACCGTCAGCGTCAGGTCGGCGCTGTTGATGTAGTAACGCCCCTGCACCAGCGCCATCCCCGTCCCGACATCGACCGACATCGCCGCAGGCACCGTCGGGGATACTGCGAGTTCGTCGCCGTCATTGTGGACGATGCCGTCGCGCATGATTGTCCGAAACAGCCGTGCAAATGCCTCCGACGTATAGACCCTGTCCGGGGCCTCCGGGTCGGCGGCGTCAAACAATCCGTAAATCTCTGTCATATTCTCCTCTCCACATTGTCCTTCCGCTGCGCCCGGAGGAGCGATACCAGGTCAGGCCACTCTGTGCCGAGCGTCAGCGTCAGTTTCTCACCCTCGCGGGCGTACTCTTCGGTGATCGCGACGATCCGGGCATCCATCGCGGCGATATCAGGATACTCGACGTGGATGATATCGCCGAGGTCGAAATCCTCGCCGTAGCGATACGACGCCGTCCGAATGTACTCCACTTCCAGTGTCGTGGTGTCCCCGTCCTCCGCGAGTTTCTCCGCGCCCCGCTGCTGGAGTTCTGCCTCTGTCGCGAGATCGCGGGCGTCGACGAACCGTTCCCGGCGGGCGAGTCCGATCAGGCCATCCCTCGTCCCGACATCGGCCACCACTCGCGCTGCTGCCTCGCCCTGTCCCGCGACCACCGCAACCGACGGCGCGAGCCCTGTGCTCTCGTTGTATCCTGCGATCGTGCAGTTGCCCAGCGCCGGGGAGAGTTTGACCGAATCTGAGCGATCGACGCCCCGCAGCACCTCGAAGTAGAGCCACCGGGCATCCCATGACCACCGCCCCCGATACCCGAGCCCGGAGGCGGCACAGATAGATTCGAGGAGGTCTGCGAGCACGTCGAACCGCGCCTTCTGTGCCGTGGTGCCGCCGCGCCCGTCGTCGGTGGGGGCGAGCGCGAGGAACGGCACGATCCGGCGAGCGTCGTCGGGGTTGATGGCGTTGGCGTCGACGTAGTGCCGCATCACCGTTTCCGCCGCTCCGGTCTGCTCGTCGTAGCCGGTGCCGGTGCTGACCCCGTGTAGGCACAGCCGGTCGCCGAGGATGCCGATGATCTCCCGCCCGGCCACTGTCCACTGCTCCGACGGCCGCCCGGAGACGTCGACGCTGATCTGCCGAGTCTCGATGAGGCCGAGCCGGTCTTCGCCGTTGCGCCGGAAGTGGACGAGACGCCCGGGGATAAACTCTTTCGCGGCGGGCAAGTAGCGGTTGATCTGCGCTTTCCACGCGCCCGGCCTCCGGTAGCGCCGCGTCCATGACAGGTAGTCGTAGGCGTCGGCGTATCCGGCGAGGGTCAGCGGCGCCCCAGGATCGCTGTAGACGATCAACTCGTCCCGGAGCGCGGCGTTCGTGGCGGCGATCCAGGCAGGGGAACGGGGGACGGAGGAAACGCGCACGTTGGAGATCGTGCCCGAGAAATAGAGTGTTCCTCCCTGGCCGCACCCTATTAGGGGGCCGGAACTCGACGAAACCGCAGGATCTCCGCCAGCGGCGATCTGATTCGCATATCTCCCCTGCGTATATAAGATCTCGGCTTTCCCGTCGTATGTGAGGCAGATGTGGTTTTCCGCACCAAACACGACTCCCTTGCCCGAGGGGGAATTGAGGCCCACAGCGATACCCCCGATCCTGTATTGTGTCCACACAGTCCCTGTCTTTTCGATTATGATCCGATTTTGCCAGCTCGTTGCTTTATCCCACCATATCCCCCCGTAAACACCCGAGGGGCATACGGGGACGCAGAACGCCTCTACAGAGAAGCGGGGAGGACACAACCCCTCGTCCATTGGGATTTCCACATAGTCATCCACCCCATCGAACGACAGGCACTCCCCGAGCGGCCCCTGTGCGACCGTCGCGCCGTAGATCGTGCCGTGGTTCTGGTTCCGCGTAGAATCGAGCAACTGCCCGCCGGAGGGTTTCAGCCCGACGAACCCATACCCATTATCCCACACGTTCCACGCCGTCTCTGAGGCGGTATCTCCGACGTAATCCGTCATCTCGGCGTGCAGCGGATCATAATAGAGATACAGGTGTGTGTCCTCGCCGGGATTGATCCGGGGCACCCGCACCCACAAAAACGCCGTCTGCGTGGCCGTGCTCCACTCCCTGATCTCCACGTAGCACGGCGTCAGTCCGTCCCCGGCGGTGATGCAGATGCGTTTGCGGTTCGCATCACTCCCGAGCGCCGTAAACACTTTCGAGACGTCGGCGGAGGTCTTGCCGGAGGAGCCGGAGAGTTTGACCATCGCGGGGAAGTCCTCCAGCACCCCGGTCACACTCCCTGCGGGGATGGTGAGCAGGATCGGCTCATTCGCCCATCCGGGCAGCCGGCCGGCCTGTATCTCGTAGATGGAGAGAGGGTAAGGATTGCTCACGTTATCTCATCCTCCGGGATCAGTTCGCAGGGTGCGGGCGGCGTGTCATCATGGTGACAGACGTGCAGCCGGGCGACGGACTCTGCCGCCGTCCACCCGGCCCCGGCACGGAGCGCGGCGATCCGGTCGAGGATCTCCGGCCCGGTTTCGTCGCCGACCTCCACTCGGATCTGCTCCAGGGGTTCGCCGTTTGTCACCTGCTCTTCGGTCTGCTCCTTGATGATCTCGATGAATTTCCGCATAGTTTACACTCCTGTATAGCGCGGGCTGTACTGGATCAGCACGCTCGCGTCGCCGCCAGAATCGGCATAGGTCAGCGTGTTGTCGCCCGGCTGCATCTGCCAGAACGTCGAGCCGGGCTGCATCGCACCCATCGCGCTGCTCCCATCATCGAGCCGACAGGATGCCGCGCCGAATGCGGTCCGGATCTCGACCCATTCTCCTGGCGCGAGGTCGACCGTCAGCCCGATGCTCTCGCCGGTGGTCGCGTTGGTGATCACCGGGTTGAGCGCCGGGCCGGTGACGCGGATCGTGACCGGGCTCTCGACGTCGCCGGGGTTGTCGATCGTGACTGTCGGAGACACGAACGCGAAGTGCGCCGGGAATGCGACCGGGAACGCCAGCCCCCCGGCGAGCCCCTGTAGGTGCTGCTCGAGCGCGTCCTCAAACCAGCACGGATCGGAGGCGGTCAGGTCCACGGTGACGGTCTGCCAGGTGGGGCCGGCACTCTGTCGCCCCTGTGGGAACGCGGGCGAGGCGCTCCCGACGACGCAGCGGAGGGAGAACGAGTGCTCGCCCTGTATCCAGACGAGCCGCCCCTCTCCGGCCGCCGGGGAGAACGCCCTGGTGATCGCCCGGCGCCGAGCGTAAAGGTCTTCGGTATCCTGTGCCCGGATCATGAACGTCAGCGAGAGCGAGCGGGGAACGAGCAACGCCGCGAGGAACGTGCTGCCGTGTTGATATGGCGCCTGCACGGTCTGCACGTCGCACCCGCCGCCGCCGAAGCCGGAGGAAGTCAGGTAAACGTAGACCGGATCGGGGATCTCCTGATCCGGCTCGCGGATGTCGAGGATCGCGCCGTTAACTGCGTGCCACTGGAGGTGCATCATAGCGATCCCTCCAGCGCCGCGTCACGGAGCCCGCGCTTTGTGGCGTCGGCTACCTCTGTCGCGCTCTGCGTCTGCGTCTGGATCACCTGGTTGATGTTGACAGTCGGAGCGTACCGCTGTAACCACGCCTGAGCCGACGGGGCGTTCGCAGACTCGACCTCTTTCCTTCCGACCATCACCGTTGCGGTCGCGGCAGCGACCATCTTGATGATATCCTCATCGCGAAAGTCGGAGGTGTTCCACGAGGATTTACCATCCCGTTTCGATGAGCCTCCTTTCGCCTTGGCGGCGCCGGTCTGATCGCCGCCCTGCTCGTCGGCGACTGCGCCCTCGGACGCACCGGCAACCGCTGCACCCGACGACGACGCGACA